TGTTAGTCAATCTGAAATCGAGGAAATCCAACATAAATGGAATCCAACAACAAGAGATGAGGAGCGACAAATTGCTTAATCCTAAATTAATTAGACTACATATCCAAAGGGCTACTCCGTATAAAAGTGGCCTTATGGATAAAATTGTTCGGTTATTAGACAAGATAAAAGAATGGTAAAGCGAGCAAAAATCCATAGCACTAGCAGAGGTTGGGAAAAATCTCTCAAAAAATCTGCGAAGGTTAAAGAACGCCAGCAAACAAAACGAAGAATTGTTCGGGAAGTAAAGGAGACATAAATGGGCAGACGAGGTGATAAAACAAATCAAAGAATAAGAAATTCTATTCTCGATTTGCATCTTCAAATACAAAAAGAAAATAAAAAGAAAACAAGAGAAGAGTTGGGAGAGGATGAAAGATTTGAAGATCATCCCCATGCCGATAGAGATAAAGATATAGGCAGAATTAAAAGAATATCTACATCGGGCATACAAGATAGAAATATGGAGAGGTAAATGGGCGATTATGAATGTATAGATTGTAACGAAATGTTTTGGGCAGAAGAACCGCCTCATCCCAAAGATCAATGTGATCGTTGTAGAGAAGAGGAAAAAAACAATGATTAAAATGTTTGTACTCATATGTGTTATATGGGTCGAGGGCAGTCGCTATGACGGTGGCGAACAAAAATGTATCATGCACCAAAGCCAAGTGTACTATGCTAATATGGATCAGTGTCGTGCTGATATAATCAAAAGCGAATTGTTAATCGAAGGCGCTATATTTGATAACTTTGGCGAAGAACCTATAGATCATCAAATTATGGCAAGCTGTATGGGAGGTGTTTGATGATTAGAAAGCTACCAAAAGAAAAGTTTGTTATCCATTGTAAGGAAACAAAGTATTACATGGTCAATATCGAAGCCGATAACTACGATCAAGCCGTTAAAAAGTGGGAGACCATAGCTAAAAGGCGTGACTACACTACACTTCACAAAGAAATGGAAACACAAAGCGTAAGTCAGGAGGTTTGAATGGCAAAGAAAAAACAGAAGAATTGTTCGCAATGTAAAGAAAAAATTATTATCGGTATGGAACTGGTGATGAATAACCGAACAATTTGCCTTGGCTGCGCTGTCGAGAAAGGAATAGCACAGCAATGGCAAGCACCAATAAGCCATGTTCTTAATTGTGAATATGATATATATTCTTGCCCAGAATGTTACAGAAATTATGCCGAAATGATGGACCATTTGGGCTATGTTTGTACTCTAAATGGTACGTTCTATAAACCCACAAATGACCCTAAAATTGTGGTGCTTTATGAGTGATTTACTTACCACTTACCAACTTACTCGGTAAGTAAAAATGACGGTAAGTAGTAAGTCATTGAAATTGTTCGGTTTTTTGAAGCAACTTACGGAGGTTACTTCTTGTCACGGTAAGTTAGAATTTAGCTCTAAGTCATTGATTTTAAAGCTACTTACCAACTTACCGAACTTCCCCCCTAAAGGGGGGTTTAGGGGGCGGTAAGTAACCCGCCCACCTAACCCTATTAACTGGTAACGAAATGGAGATAAAATACGATGCCAAAAGTAGCAGAGAATTTAACGAAGGAACAGCGACTTGCTGGGTGGAAAAGATTGACTGATAAGCAGCAAGATTTTCTCAATAACTTCATGCACAAGGATATGACGCAGACATCGGCAGCGAGATCAGCGGGATATGCAAACCCTGGGGTCGATGCTGTTCGCTTGTTGCGTAATCCAGTCGTGCAGGAGCGGTATCAGGAAATGCGTGAGGAGGCCCGTAGTCGGTTCGGGGTCACAATTGATAAATCTGTTCGGGATTTACTCAAGATTCGTAACGAAGCATGGGAGAGCGGGAAGTTTGGGGAGGCTATACGGGCTGAAGAATTGAGATTGAAGGCAACGGGGCTACTGGTAAATAAGGCTCATGTGCTACATGAACGCACAGACAGTATGACAAGAGAGGAAATACTGGCAAAACTACAGGAATTTCAAGACATAGCACAGAAACGCATGAAAACAGCCATAACTACCCATAAAGACCCAGACTTGATAGAACAAAGTAGCGTAAAACCCAAAAACTAGCATATTTACTTGCACAGGGTGTGTGAACGATGACCGAAGAATTGTTCGAAACGCAGCGGGATCGGGGTGATCGGGGCTGGATCAGGGCGTAATCGGGGAAATTGTTCGGCTTCAGGCAGGTCCTACCCCCCCTGAATCGGATCGGGATCGGGCTTCCCCAGGAGCGGGAGCGTACAATTGTTCGGAGAAGCAGCAGTTTCCCCTGGCTACAGCAGCGGGGATCGGGATCTCCCTGGCTGGCAGCCGTCCTGCGTGAACAATTGTTCGGAAGAAGAAGCCCTGCTTCCTGGAAGAATCGGAGTTTTGCCTGGCTGCCAGATGTGCGTCTCATAGTACAATTGTTCGGAAACCTTCACCTGCAGCCCAGGCGTACCTGCTGCGCCTGAACAATTGTTCGGGCAGGTTCCCTGGAGGCTGCGTAAAAAAAAGAGCAGGAAAACCAAGACCTGCTCTTTTTACTTTTTAACATTAAACAAAGGATTATTTAAATGCTTGATACATTATATATAGTAACTGTTGCTAATCCTGTCAAGTAAAAAAAATAAAAAAAAATTAATTTACCTGTTGACACCTGTAGCAATGATTGCTATATATATATCAACTTAAACAAACAAAAGGAACTAAGCCAATGAAATTTAATAAAACAAACACAACTTATGGAACACATCTTCAAGGTAATGTTGGGGCAACTTATCAGGAGCTGGTAGAAGTTTTTGGAGAGCCAACAAGGTTTAATTGGTCTAACGAGTCTGATAACAAAGTAGATGCTCAGTGGGCTATCAAGTTTGAAGATGGCACAATAGCAACCATATATAATTATAAGAACGGACTTAATTACTTAGGAGCAGAAGGTAAGAGAGTTAATCAAATAAATATGTGGAATGTCGGTGGGCATAATGAAAGAGCTGTATTCCTCGTTAACGAAGAGCTTATTGATTGGCAGCACAGATTACATGATACTGGCGAATCAACGAACAATTTAGTAACAGCCTAATTGTTCGGGAAAATCGGGGACTCGCTTCCCCGTTTTTTCTGGCAGCGAAGCGAACAATTGTTCGGCCTGTAAGCCGCCCCCGCAGCAGGCGTTCATGTTCCTGCTTCGTAATCAATTGAACAATTGTTCGAAGTTAACAGCAGGAGGTCAAAATGACAGAAGAATATAAACAAGGCTGGAGATGGATAGTTTGGGTTGGTGGTACAGATGATTACTACAAAGACTATTCACGGGCAAAGAAACATGCAGATGAATGGATAGCTAAAGGATATGATGACGTAATCATTGAAAAAGTTTTATTTAAGGGTTGACATGTTGCAATCATTACACTATATTAGTATTAATTAAACAAAACCAAAGGAGAAATAAATGTATAAGTATATAGTAGTAGCGAAAGAGTGGAGAGACAAAGTTAACGGAAACAGTTACTTCTCTGCACAGATTGAAAGCACAGAAGATGGTAGCAAAACAAAGTTACCTTTCCAGTATGGGTATGGCGACCAGTACAAATATGAGGCACTTAGAGAACTGGTTAAAGAAAAGTTATTAGAAGAAAAAAGATTTCCTAGTGACCAGCCAGTAAAATTTATTAAGATACCGAACACTTTAAAGCAGGAAGCGATTCGCTTCGGAGAATAAATTGTTCGGGATCGGATCGGGAAACGGGAGCTTCGGCTCCTGTTTTTTTTGCGTCCAGCTCGAACAATTGTCCACCCCCCCCCCTTCCTCCTGGCTGCAGCTCCGAATATGAACAATTGTTCGATCCTGTCCTGCTGGAGCTGCCGTAAAAAAAAATAAAAAAAAGTTTATTTAGGTGTTGACATAAGTAGTAATCATTGCTATATATAATGAAACAAACAAAGGAGAAACAAAATGGCAATAACTAAAACACAAAAAAAGAATCTACAAATTATCCAAAACTTCTTATTTGAGGCTAGGACTGACTTAGATGCTTTTAAAGAAAGGCATAAAGGATTCCTGGACTACATGAAAGAGGACGTGATTCAAGATTCATTAGATTCATTAAAACGTATAGAAAAAAATATAAATCATGAGTTTCAATTATTAAAATAATTTAATTCTCCGAAAAAATCCCAGCAGCCAGTTGGGATTTTTTTTGCCTGGAAGGTGAACAATTGTTCGGTTTCCTTCCTGTGCGCAGCCAGGGAAAAAAAATTAATTTAGCTGTTGACAAGTAGCAATCATTACTATATATTATATATATTAATCAGCCAAAGGAGTTAGAAATGGCAATATATATAGCTTATGGTGCAAACCTAAACAAGCGCAACATGGCGACAAGATCGCCTGATGCAGTGCCAGTAGGCAAGACAAACTTACTGGGATACAAACTGATATTCAACAACGTGGCAAGTATCGTTCCGTCAGAAAAACATAGCGTACCTGTAGGGTTGTGGAGAATATCAGATCAAGACGAAAAGAATTTGGACATCTTTGAGGGGTATCCAAATCTTTATAGAAAGGAATACGTTGATTTATCGTACATGGGTATGAATCAAGGTATGGTCTACATAATGAATTATGCAGGTCAAGCCGTTCCGAACAAAAGATACTTTGACGCAATCAAGCAGGGGTACAAAGACTTCCAGCTAGATACCGAACAACTTATGAACGCAGTCATAGAAGCCTTCGATTATGAGAAGGAAGCAGGTAGATTTATCCGAACAAGGCGTGGAGGCAGGTCATGGAGATAAATTGTTCGATAACCAGCCCTTGAAAAAGCCCAGCAGCAACTGGGTTTTTTCTGGAAGACAATCGGACAATTGTTCGGATCGGGCAGGACACTGATCGGGGATCGGGGATTTCGCCCTCTGCCCGAATCATTTTCTAGATCCTCCCCCTATATACTCCTAATGAAAATTTAATTAACTTGTTAACTATTATTGTCAAGGGGCAAATCAAAAAAAGTTCTTCAATAAAAACAAGGACTTAGCAAATTAATTTTGGTGGTATACTTGTAATCATTACTATACTTACCATTTAAGACTTAGGCGGCAAAATACGTCTAAAAACCAAACAATAACTTAACCAAAGGATAAATAAAATGTTTGATACAATTAACACAAGTAAAAATATATTTGATAACCAAAATTTTGTATTTGGTGTAGAACCTGAATTTAATACAAGAACCTATACTGAGATGAATAGACATAATAACGGTTTAGGTTCAAATAAGATAAAAGGTTTAGAATATGTTTACGATGGATCGCGTGTAGACGGTGAGG